GCTTTCATGGCAGGTGCATTGATACCTTCAATGTCTCCTTGGGAGAACAACAGGTCAACAATACGGTGCTCATGGTCAACCAAAGCCTTAGCAGCTTGTACAACTCGATCCTTCATCCATTCCTTATCCAGCTTGTTCTCTTCCATGTATGTACGGAACAACCAAGCACCTGCTTCATGGTGGATATTCTCATCTCGAACGGAGAAGTTAATACCTGCCACAAGGTTACTCAGCTTGTTCTTACCGTTACTCTGGAAGTGCTTCAGGAAAGCAAAGCTAGAGTAAAGGATACAGCCTTCCATCATGGAGAAGACAGCCAAGGAAAGGGGAATATCACGGCTACCAGCAATAGCATCCAAGTACCCGACACGGCTAGCCAGTACAGGATCATACTGCCAAGATTGATGGAACTCTTCAGTAGCCAAGCCCAGAAGTTCATTAATTCGGTTATAAAATCGTGCATGGACATTACTTTCAAAGTAGCAAAAGGCATCGGCCATCAGACCAATGTCAGGATGCTGAAAATTAGGTTTAACAGTACCAGACCAATACTCATCCCCAACAATTCGTTCGTATTTCGTGAACAGCTTAAGTGCAGTAGTAACACCATGACGTTCAGCAGGAGTAAAGTCGGTAAGTATTGAGTGTACATCTTTTTCCAGATCAATTTCATCAAATGTCCAGAATACACCGTTCTGCTTATCAGCAAAGGCCAAAGCCTCTGGATAGTCGAAGGTGTAAGCTGTCTTCTTTGTTAACAGGTTACGCATCAGTAAATCTCTCTCATCAGTTGTTCTTGTTTATCTTCAATGAAATCCTCAAAGCGCTCGATGATGTCATCACTGTGGATGTTAAGCAACTCCAACAGTGTGACTTCATCAATCCTTTGAAGCTTCTCTTTAAGCTCTTCAAAAGTCAGATTCATAGCTATCAATCAACTTGTCCAGATACCATCGAGCTTTCTTCAAGTCCTCTTGACCGTTCTTGTCCATGAAGCGCATCAGATATTGCATCATCTGTACATAGTCGGCAATGAACATATGACTGTTAAACATATGCACAGCCTCTTGGTCAAACTTGTCTACTAACTTCTGGATCACATCCCGCACTTCAATGCCTTCTTCCTCGAATAGCATATAGTGCTTAGGCTTGCTCACAGGATCATGAGGGATGCCCTTGTACGATACCCAGAAGTCCTCTTGCTCTACCCCGTTGGTCTGTGAATACCACTCATCAATAGCTTCCTTAAGAGGCTTGGCTGTATACGGTTTCTTCGTTTCGATTCGATCTCCACTGGACATATACACATCTCCCTTTACATAGTTAGAGTACCCCGTACACAGTGTACAAGGAGCTTCAAGGTCTTTGTCCATCAGTGCATAGAAGCACGTATTACACTTGTTTTCCATACTTGCGCTCCAGATATTCGATAGACAGAAGCATCTCATCGAAGCCGCCATCCTTGACATCATTTAACATCAGCAGTCCTCGCCAGTGGCGGTTACTAAGCTGATCCATGTAGTCCTCATCGTGCAGATAATAACTACCTGCAATGATAGCACAGATAGGCTTACCGTCAGCACGTTTACCGTAGGCAATCTGCTTACCCTGCTGATGCCCTGCAATGCAGCTCATGTGAAGTTTATTGACAATAGCCGAAGCAGTTCCAGCAGGACGGCCCATAGCACCAACAGGCCAGTAGTGATTAAAACCAACACCGTTAATGAATACAGGGTGGAGAAAGTCATGTACTTCCCAATCCTTGTCGTAATCCAAGTCTTTAACACTGATCAATCCTTCCAAGGTAGGGTTGTTGTTAACAGCACGGTTGATACGGTTCTCATGGTTGCCCAGAGTCAGGATCATCTTAGGCTTGTAGATCTTATGCTTGGATTCCTTCTGAGTCTTTTGCAAGTCACGCAAAGGCTGTAGGAGCTTCTTCATAGCCTCCTTGACCACCTCTACATCTTTCTTGTACCGAAGACCTTCAAAGTACTTAGACCCTTTAACATCATGTGTAGACAGTGAGGGCATATCCGCGAAATCACCAATGTTAACTACAACATCAGGCCGATAATCACAGATAGCCTTCCCTGCCCACTCAAGATGATCCAGAGGTACTCCTTCTTTGACTTGGCAATCAGGAATAACTAGGATCTTCATGCTTATTCGTCCTTAGAGAAATACTTACCAGTCCAAGGTTCAGGTAACGTTTCATACCGAGGTTGTTCAATACGGATAGAGTCTTTAATGTTGTACCCGTACACACTCTGGAGGAAGTTAACAAAGTCATTGAGCACTTCAGGCCATGTGACCTCATCCAGTGTTACTTCGTGTTTAGAGACTTTACCACCGCAGTCACGGTACATAAATCCATAGCTTGTGTAATCTTCATCGTTCATCGCCAGATCCTTTCAATGTATTGTTCGCTTGACGCTGTGCAAGCTTTTGGAGGTTCTTGCTAGCCAGATCAGCCAAGCTCCAACCCATAACTGTAGACAAACCAGCGATCTGCCAGAGCACATCACCGATCTCCTTTTGCATTCCTGCCTCGTCCAAGATCCCATCACGAATCCACTTGGCGTACTTACCAGCCACTTCACCAGCTTCAGAGGTAAGGTTAGATACCATGTAAGCAGGGTTCTTAGCTGTCTCTAACGCTGTCTTGAACGCTAACTCTTGATACTCTTCAAATGTCATTAAATGCCCCCATCGTATGTGGAAATAGTTTAGTCAGTTCATCACGGCACTTCTCAGCAACCTCTCGGTGCTCCTTCTGCGTAGCCTTATCACAGCGAATATCCACATAGTGAAGCCAACTACGCAGTGTGCCATTCATGTACATCTTGCTCATAGTCAATCCTTCAGGCAGTAGCTTTCGTGCTTGTTCCTTGGCAACCCCTTTGGCAAGAGCCATGTTATAAACCAGTTCAGCGTCATCACGAATCCTTTGTTGTGCCTTAAACCACCAAGAGTGCAGATCTGAGTCTCCAACCTCGATGCTGTTCTGTCGGTTCCTCATGTCCTGTAGGCGTACCTCAGACAACTCAAACCCCTGTACAGCAGCGTATCGCTGAGAGAACTCCTGAAAGCTAAAGCTACGATGGCGAAGGATCTGCCGTGCAATGTCACGGGTAGTCTCAATCTCCATACATACGTTAGCCATCTCAAATGGACTCCAATGCTTGTGTTTGATCAGATACTTCAGAAGCTTTGGCGCTGTTTCTTGAGCATTCTGGTTCTCAGGGTTACTCACACGAGCACAGTATGCCACTGCTTCCTCAGCATTCGGTGTAGCCCACACTACTTTAACTACTGACATCTTCACCTTCCACCTTTAGTGTATCACCTGCACGAATCCCTGCCTTTAGAGCTTCTAGGATTCCCAACCGAAGAAGCGAAGCAGCCTCTTCCGCTGTCAGGTCAAAGTTATAGCTTGCGCTACCGTCTTCGTTCTCTTTAATAAGCTCAACATTCATTGATCCACTCCGTTGGGATAGTCTTATCAGCGAACAAGTATCCGTGCTTCCTACACCACATAGCATACGTTGTCTTAGACGCTTTGCTGATACGTGCATTGGAATTACTGAATACAAACCTAATGTCCAACTCTGGATTATGTTTCTTAACCATCAAGTGCTTCATTCGGTCAGCTAGGAGGAATCTCCCCTTAGTCTCCACGATGATACCATTGGCAAGCACAAAGTCAGGTGTGTAGATATGTTCAGAAGCAGGTCGAATGTACTTCAACTTGACCTTCTCATACGTATACTCCACCCCTAACTGATCCAGTTGTTCCGCTATGCGCTCTTCGAGTCCGCTACGGAATCCGTACTTAGTTGCAACTTGTTTGGCAGTAAATTTACGTCCGGTTGCCATAACTCTCCTTCATATCGTCTTAGCCACAAAAGCTGTCCCTGTTCCGTAAAGTATTCCATCGTATGGCCGTGTTCTTGATACTTTTCCCACGCTGCTTGTAAAAGCTCTTCTTTAGTCTTTGCATCTTTGAGAGCTTTCTCAGCCTTTTTAGGGCCAATACCCGCCAAGCACGGAATGTTGTCAATCCTGTCCCCCGTAAGTATTTGCGAAACAAAAGACTTAAAGGCGTTAAAATCATCGACATAGTACCTCTCATCCTTTACAGGGTTGTAGTGCCATCCTTGAAGCTGATCCAAGTCCTTATCCACATGAACGATCCAGCAGTTGTCTAACATCTTGGTCGATTCAATGGCTACGGTATCGTCAGCTTCCTCGCCAACTGTAAGGATAGCTTCGTGACGCTTGACTAGATGCTCCCGTAGGGCTTCGTAGTGCTTAGGTCGTTGAACATCCTTACGGTTGCCTTTGTATGGCACTGTCTTGGCAATGTCATAACGGTAGTTAGATTTACCTGTGATCCACGCTTTGTATTCATCAGCCTTGAGATTCACATAGATAAAGTCTTCTAACCACTCCGTTAATCTAGCCTTGGCAATGCCGACTGGTTCGTCTTCCGAAGAGAATGCTATTCGGTAGACTAAAAAGTCAGCATCAACCAGTGCAATCTTAGGCTCAGAGGATGTCTGAGTCATCATCGCCTTCAGCACCCTCACCGTAGACAACCAAGTCAGTCACGATGAGCTTACCGATAGAAGGGGCAGCACCGAACTTAGCTGACATCTTGTGACGGTAGGAGCCAACCAAGGCTGTTACCTTAGTGCCGTTACCGATCTTGCTGATGTCAACAGCGTTGCCTTCAGTGTCCACAGGCTCGAACACAAACTTGGACTTACCTACAATGTAGTTACCCATTGTGTCCTTGTTCTTGATCACAATACCTTGTGCCTTCAACGCCTCACAAGCCTTGTCAGACAGCATACCGAGTGTACATTCGTACTTGGTGTTGTCCTCGTTGAACTTGGTGTTGAACTCTTTCATCCAGTTAGCCCAGAAGAGTTGACCGGAGACTTTGGCGGG